GGTATCACGATGGTAGATAACAGCCTTGTCGACTATGTACCCGTTAGGGTGCGTAGGTTCAGTTCCGCTAGCAACCACGGTAAACCGTGTGAGTTTGGCCAGCGATGCATTGCGACTTGTGAGCTGTTGAAAATCGACGTGGTGGAGTGCGCGTGGAAAGTCCTGGGGGAAACCTTGAGGCTTTTCATACAAAGGCTGAAATTAGCCTTTGGGTATGGACGCAAAAATATCTATAACACCGACTACATACGAGTTGCAAATGTGGTTAATGGGGCCTACGAAGCCCCCCGTGTGCAGAGAGACTGTCACGGCCACCGCTATGTAGCCGAGGTTAGACGTCGTCTGGAGAAGGCAATTATAAAGGGTTGTTTCGAATTAGATCCTGACTGCACTATCAAAGAGATAGGCGCTAGCAACAGGCATCGAAACACACCGGGCGTGCACCGGTGCAACCCGATTGTCACTCCCGTGGACGCGTGTAAAACAGGACATGAAATGGACGCGTGTAGGGCGTTGGCCGGTCGGTGTACCGTTCCAGCAAAATACGCGTTCATGACGGATGTCGACTATTACGTCAGCAAGCAAGACATTTACGACTCAACGCCCGAAAGCCCAGGCGTATTATTCATCGTTACTGCTTGTGTTAGGCCCGGAAAGGCACTAACAACTGGCGCAGGTCAAGTTTGCATTGCCTCGAGTACCACCCACCTCAACTCAATAGTTCAAGGGGGACAAATTTATGCTCATGAGCATCATAACTGGGAAAATGAAGGCGTGTTAACCACTGATAGAGGAGAGACGGCAGTGTATCGCAACATACACAACGATGGTACCTATCGCGTGATTATAGTCATGCGATCCCCAATGTTAGCCCTGCCCTTATCCTACAAACCGCTTACTTGGATACTGTCACGCACCAGAGGCATACCCCAAAGCTGGTATCATTACCAGCCCCGCGAAGTCGGGAACGCAGTTTTGCGTTATGGAGGGTATGAGTTCTCTCGCGTGCACGATAGATACCATGTTATAGGAACCAACCTACTGTTAGACGCGAATATCATTGACGTCATTGCATTTCGTAACCGAGACCCCGTTGAGGCTGTAGTCACTCAACTTGTTACGTCCAAACTGGTTCAAGAAAATGTGCCAACTCATCTGAGTGAACCCTACATACATTGTGTTATGGCTAGGTCCAAGGAGTTAGGCGACAGTCTTGTTAAGTACGAACCCTTCGACTACACCAGACCCACGTTTGGTGATTGCTACGAAGCTAAGAATACGTACACCGAAGAGGATGGAAAAGTGAAGATAGCCGGAGTGGTTTACGAGCCCTTTTCGAAAGCGGCCCGTGAAGTTACTTCCGAAACTCGTGCCCCACGAGGTCGCAATACCGGCACAAACGACAATGAATGCAATGGTGTCAGTGATAAGCAGAGTAATGAAACCCCACCCTCCACCCCTGATGACATCAAGGGATACAAGGAGGATGTTTCGCCCGTTTCTACGGGAAATGTTGCTCGGCGTCGAGGTGGAAAAAATGCCATTCGAAGAGTGGCTGAAAAGGTTCCCGTATCGCACCAGAAGGGCGATGTGGAAACGCCACCTCGATCCCAATTTAGGGATAAAAGGTCAAAGGTTCAACGTGGTGAAGAGTTTCATGAAGATGGAGCCCACATCGGGCGTCCCAAGAAACATCTCACCTCGTCACAGGGACTTCGTGATTCAGTACGGTCCGTACATAAGCAGTTTAGAAAAGGAGATAAAGAGCAAACCTTGGTGTCTGAAAGGCCTAACCATGGCCCAAAGACACGAGAGGTTGTCTGGCGACCTAAAGTCGTCGGACGGGTGGATGTACGTTGAGGTTGATGCCTCTCGCCAGGATAAACACGTTACCGAAGATTTTTTGTATTTAGTGCATCTAATCTTGGTACGGGCCTTTCCTGACGAAAGAATGAGGCTCAAAGAGTGCTACGACGTGTTGCGCACCACACGGGGCAAACATAATCTTGGCGTGGTATACCGCGTGCCTAGTCAAGATAATGGACCCGGGAAAAGCCCTGCATTGCAGAGGTGTTCCGGAGATTGTGACACCTCGTATGGTAATTCAATACTGTCGTTATTCTATGTATGGTTATTATGCAAACGTTCTGGAGTAAACATACGTACATTGGTATTCTATATCGAAGGGGATGACATACTCCTTGCTTGCAACAAGGAGCAGTTCCTCAAACTTTCCCCCTTCTTTAGGAGCGTCGGCGCCGAAATGGGCCAGGAGCTTAAGGTAAAGAGTACGGCCGATATGGCCGTAGCGACCTTTTTAGGTAGGCACTATTACTTTGAAGCCCCCGGGGTCGTGAGATCCTTTGGTCAGCCCTATCGGTGCATAGAGAAAGTGCACTTGACCACCTCACCCAACGCTCTGGTGCGGGGTGGCGAGTTCATTCCATTACTCGCTAAGACCAAGTTGCTGAGCCTATTGTGTCTTGACTCGCATACTCCCATTTTCGGGGAGTATTTGCGGCAAGCATACCATAAGTTAAAGGACGTGAAGGGCGCCTTGCCCATTCACGACCGTGAGCTTATGTATAAGCTCGCACTTGGCCGCGAC